ATGCTTTAGCAGGTACAGCCTATGGATCACTAGTAACTTATGGTGCATTAAAGGTAGATGGAGGAGCTTCAATTGCAAGCTCTATGGTTATTGGTGGAAATGTAAAAGTATATGGCACATTAGATATTGATGGTACAACCACACATAACGGATTATCAGTATTTAAAAATAATCTTGTAATTGATACTGATGGTAATTCACCATATAAATTTGCTGTTACTGCGAGCTCTGGTAAAATTGATACAGTTGGGCAAATCGTTACTACAGATACTACAGATTCAACTTCAACCACAACAGGATCTATTATCACTTCTGGTGGTGTAGGTATTGCTAAGCAACTTAGAGTTAGTCAAGGCACAACTCTATCTTCAACATTGGCAGTTAGTGGTATTACAACATTAAGTAATACCACTGATGCCAATTTTGCAGGATCAATCACCTCTGGCACGACATATTCATCGATGGCCTCACATCCAGGGGCTCTATTAGTTTCTGGTGGCGTTGATATTGCAAAAAGCTTGATTGTTGGTGAAAATTTAAAAGTATTTGGATCAGTCGATTTTGGTACTTCAACTGGTGGTGGAATTGCGGGAGAAGTAAACCACTACAATAAAGAAACATTCTTTGATGACGTAAACTTCTACGATACTGCAACTCCAACTTATCTTAATGATTGGTTTTCCTCAATATTCTGTCGTGGTGGCGCTGTCATTAGAGATGATTTATATGTCGGTGGGGATTTACAAGTAAGACATAATACAAATTATACTCCAGGAAGTCAGGCAGGTAGTGACTTGGTTATTTTCCGTGTATATGGACAAACTGGACAAACTGATATTTACGGTATAACAAATCACGGAAATGATTTATTTGTTAAGAATGGACTTGCTGGAGCAACGACATTCTCAGTTGATGCTCAAACTGGTAACACAAGTGCATCTGGCACCTTTACCGTAACTGATAACTCAACATTTAATAAGAATGTAACAATCGTTGGATCTGATAGTGCTTCTACTGAATTCTTTAAGATTCGAAATGGATCTGCAGTTGATAAATTTGTTGTAGATTCTTCTTCTGGTAATACAACTATTGCAGGTACTGCAACTATCACCAGTGCAACTCAAATCAATAGCACTCTCGGTGTGACAGGTGTTACTTCACTGACAAATACAACTGATCAGACTATATCTGGAGTATCTTACACTGCTGATGGTGCTGTTAGACTTAATGGTGGTCTTGGAGTTGCTAAAAACCTAGCAGTTGCTGGTAGCATGAGAGTCTTTGGAAACTCCACAATTAGTGGGACAACAACTCAATCGGGTAATGCGACATTTGCTGGAAGAGTTGCAGTTTCTAATGTTGATGATGTTACAAGTTTTGCTGATAATGCGGTTTCATTAACAACGGATGGTGGACTTAGGGTATCCAAAAACGCATATATCGGTGGTGATTTTTATATCTGGGATAATACAAATTCCAGAGTTGCTTTTGGTGTCACTAATTTAACTGGCGCTGTATCAACACATGGTAATCTAACTGTTGGAGGTAACCTTACTGTCAATGGAACAACCACTACGGTCAACTCTACGGTCACTACTGTCGATGACCCTATTATTACTTTGGGTGGCGACACGGCACCAGTCTCTGATGATTCTAAGGATCGTGGTGTTGAATTCCGTTATTTCGACACTACAGCGAAAGTTGGTTTCTTCGGTCTCGATAGATCAACGCTAGAATATGTTTTCTTAACTACTGCAACCAATTCAGCTGAAATATTTACTGGTACCGATGGATCTCTCCGTGCTGGTAGCTTAAAATTGACTGGATCTGGCACTGCTTTAAGTGTTGATTTTAATGCAAATATCGATGGTGCATTAACAGTAGATGGTGTGATTACATCTAACGTTGCTGGTGGCACGGCACCATTTATCGTTACATCTACAACTAAAGTCAATAATTTAAATGCAGATTTATTAGATGGATTTACAACAGCATCAACAAATACATCAAACACAGTTGTAGTTAGGGATCCTTCTGGAAACTTTGCTGCTGGCACAATCACTGCAGCATTGACTGGAAATTCTTCTACTGCAACTACTCTACAAACTGCTCGTAATATTGCAGTAAGCGGGGCAGTATCAGGCACCGTTAGTTTCAACGGTAGTGCAGATGTAACGATATCTACTACATTTGTAGACGCTGATATCACTGCTTTAGCGGCAATGGCAGGCACTGGTTATGTAGTGAGAACCGCAGCAAATACATATGCACAAAGAAGTATTTCTGCCACAGCAAGTTCAGGTATAACGATTACTAATGGTGATGGTATCGCTGGTAATACCGTTATTAACGTTGCATCAACATCAGGAAATTCTTCAAATAACCTCGTACTTCGTGATGCCTCTGGAAACTTTGCTGCGGGCACAATTACAGCAAACTTGACTGGTAATGTGATTGGTAATGTAACAGGTAATGTAACTGGTAATGCAACGGGTCTTTCTGGAACTCCTAATATTACCGTTGGGGCTATAGGTGCAACAAGCCTTAATGCCTCTGGTAACGTCACCGCAGCAACATTTTCTGGTGCTCTGACTGGTAATGTTACTGGTAATGTTACTGGTAATGTAACTGGCCAGGTAAGCAGTATATCTAATTTCACGACAACAAATCTAGCAGAGGGCACGAAACTTTATTATACTAAAGCAAGAGTGCAGGATCAATTAGATAATGCATTTGCACAATTGAAGGCAATGTTAAATAATCTAGAAACTAATACTACTCTGGTATTGAATCTTTCTGGAGATCCCACTCCTGGAGATGTTGTCTCTTTTAACAATGCAACTCTAAGTGGTGGTAATGGTTATCTAACTTCAACTGGTGTTGCTACAACTGGTGGCACTGGTAGTGGATTGACTGTTAATATTGTTGCTACTGCAGGTATTGTTACTTCCGTAACGATTAACAATGATGGCACTGGATATTCGCCAAATGATGTGATTACTATTACAGGTGGTACTACGCCGCAAGCAACTATTACTATTAGTGCAGTAAAAGAAATGAAAGTTGGAAACACTCTTACTGGTGCTACAACTGGTACTACTGGAGTCATTACTGCTCTTGGTGCAACTTCAGCAACAGTTAACGCTGTAGATGGATTCTTTGAGGTTGGAGAAACAGTCTCCGCTAATAATGTAACAACACTCACAATTTCCTCATTCGCTTGATAAGACATGTCAGCAACTAGACCCGCAACAAAACAAGAACTAAAAATGTATTGTCTTCGTAGGTTAGGTTACCCTGCGGTAGATATCAATGTCTGTGATGAGCAGTTGGATGATTTAATTGAAGAAGCTATTGATTATATGCAAGAGTATCATTATGATGCTAGTATTGGTGCTTTTATTAAAATTCAAGTAACTGATGCCATTATTGCTGCCTCCAAGACTGCAGAATCTCTTGGTGGAAATTGGTATGAAAATAAAAACTATGTAAGTATGCCAGATGGTGTTATTGGAATAAATCATGTATACACTAATATTGGAGCTTCTAGTGTAGTTCCTGGAAATATCTTCAATATCAAATATCAAATTTTCTTAAATGATATTTACGGAATGACTCATGGGCAGATCTTGCATTATTTTATGACATCTCAATATCTAGAAACTCTTGATTGGGTGACGAATTCTCAAGCTAATCGTAGAGTGAAATGGAATCAATATCAAAATAGATTATATTTAGATTTTGATTGGGATAGTTTAAATGCGGGAGATTGGATTTTAGTAGATTGCACTGTGCGCCAGGATCCAGATGATTATACATCCATGTATAATGATGCTTGGTTGAAAGATTATGTAGAAGCACTATTTCAACAACAATGGGGACGCAATCTAAGTAAATATGATGGTATACAAATGCTAGGTGGTGTGACTCTTAATGGTCGTCAAATTTTAGAAGATGCTTCCCAATTTAAAAAGGATCTTGAGGAAAGACTACGCAATACTTATGAATACCCACCAATGGATCTAATAGGATAAAATGACATATTCAAATACGCCTCCAACAAATTGCTTCTACTCAGATTATGATAGTTCTTGTAGATTAAATGTAAATGGATCTGCACAAGAGCAAACTTTTATTGAGAATTTGATTGTCGAGAGTATTGAAATTTATGGTCAAAATATCTACTACTTACCTCGTACATATGTGAATAGAGATACTATATTAAATGAGGTAGAGAATAGTAGATTCACACAAGCACTT